CGAGAGGTTCCGTGTTGATGTAGTCGCAGTATGTGTCGTAGCCCTTTCCTGGGACGTACTTTTCATATACAATTTCAACGTATTGGAGTTCCGAATCAACATCATAGACGGACTTTGCCGACTTGAGGAACGAGGTCATTTGTCTAGAAACGACTCAATTCTCTAAGCCGATACGTAACGCGTACCTAAGTCGCTCCTCCCAGTTTAAAAATCAAATAAAAAACGAGAAACCTGCTACACGTATGTATTCAGCCATCGCCAACAATAGCTTCTCCTATCTCCTCACTCTTGATGAGTTTAGGAAAGGTCTCCCGGAGGAAACACGACCTTCTTGGATAAAGATTACGACAATCACCATGGTCTCGAGCTTTGTTCAAAACATTGATATTAAGAAACTTCGCCACGTATTTGAGACATTGGAATCCTTTAAATTGAGGCGTTGTGGAACACAAAGTGACGGGGGATTTGAATGGAAATTGAAGCCTACAACTTTCTACAACCAAGTGACTCTCACGTATCACGACAGTTACAGTACCAAGTCAGTCAAAGTGTTTCCAAATGGTTCAATCCAAGTGGCTGGGTGTTGTGACCTATTTGACTGTAAGCGTATCATTACCCAGTTGACCTACATTTTCAAAACTTTTTTGGGTATGGAAATGAACGTTCCAGTGGATTCGTTCAGAGTCGTGATGATTAACTCAAACTTCAGTCTTAATTACAATGTCAACTTATTGAGAGTCGCAAATCATTTTGAAAATCACAATGATATTTTCAAAGTATCGTTTGAACCAGATCGATATTCGGCGGTAAAGATTAAATTCAAACCTGCTCAGGACATGAAGGAAATTACAACGAGTATTTTCAGTACGGGTAAAATTATTATCACGGGTGCAGAGACTCTCAAAGAAATTGCCTTTGCGTATAACATCATCAATCAACATATCAACGACGATGACCAGATCCGTGTATCTCGAACAACGGAAACGGATGTATTTGATATATTTTTGGGATACAGATGTGAACCAATGATTGAAAATCTCAGAGCAAAGGGATTTCATTCTTGGTTGAAGACAATCACCAACCGGCAAATTAATTTCTGATTTTATAGTAACAAAATGTCTCAACGACTTGGAATGGCTGATGGTCGATGCTTCACCATTAACTCCTCATCTCAACTTTTCAACGATTATATGATGAAACAAAATGGCATCACATTTGAAGACAACTACTCGTACAGACAACTCCTCCAAAAGTCTGGTCCAGAACTCATCAGCAAACTTGCGGAACAATCCAGATCCAAGTGTGATCCATGCGATCGATACACTGACATGTCTAATATCTACTAACTGAGCTAAATCACGAAAAAAACTTTAAAACTATACTCTAGAATGTCGCCATGTGCCATATGTCTCAATAACGTGAGATCAACGAGGACCAATCCTCCGATCCGTTGTGGACATACGTTCCATTCGCACTGTCTAGAGGAATGGAAGAGTAAAGGTAAGAATACCTGCCCCCTATGTAGAAAAATATTTGACGTTTCGCAGTTTAAGGTGACGATCACAGTTCAGAACAATTACACAGCATCTTCAAATGCTGTGTCCTTGGAAAATGACGCCATTTTTAACATTATGGATATATTTGACATGTCCTTCGATGTTGAGAATACAGTAGACTTAGAGAGTCTTTTTAGTGATCTTGGGATGAGTTTGTCCGACCTTGATCCCCTTATCTTTGACACAGAATGAACTGCAGTAGCGTTCATAGTTTAGACCAGGATAATTTCGAGAAGCCTTGCGAGGGTCTGTGATGACCTTTCCCTTTGCATCAGTGAGAAGTGGACCAGTAGCCCAGCCCCGCTTGTGACTGAATATATTAGCTCTGAAGACGATACGCTTTCCAACTTGAAACGCACCAGCCCGCTTCACCCGTGATTCTGGAATCTTAAAGAACTTGGCGACCGATGCTTGGGTATCCCCAGGTTTGACCTTGTATTCCACGACACCATGTTGACGATAGAAATGGAAATCGCCTTGGCGGATATAGTTTGTGGGTCGTCCAGGACACACAAACATCATGACCTTGTAGTATCCCTTTTTACACTTTGTACCTGCATCCACTTTGTATACTTTAGTGGGGTTATCTGAAATGACACGTCTTGGGAGATCTTTACAATGTGTGTAGTCGTGTGGGAGATTTGAAAGTCCCGAGCGATCACCTGGAATGGACTTTTGCCAACGGTAGGCTTCATAGTCCCCGACGGCATACGCATAACAGTTATTGTTTCCAATACCAGTCGCAGTACCCCAGCGCTTGTTGGTGAACTTCTTTTCAGAACCACTCAAAGGGAGTTCTTTCATTTGTAGTCTATGTAGAAAAAAATATCAATACTAAGTAAAATGATTAAAGAAGTCGCCAAGTCCCAAACCAAGTCTGATATGCTCGTCGAGTTTCTCGTCTTTATACTCAGCATTCTTATCAGCACGTTCGTGATTCGATTCGCTTGGAACCGCTCCCTCGTGAAGCACATTACGGTACTCAAGCCAATTTCTACCATGCTTGATGCCTTCATCCTCGCCCTCTCTTTGAATGTTATTCGGGGTCTTTAGACTTCACTGTAACCCACAGTCTTTTCACCATTTGGGCTGACGAGGGTTGGGAAGGCGTCCATACCCGAACACCCCTCCTTATCGCAATCCACAAACTTGAATGATTTACCATTCTTCTTCATGTGATCCAACTGCTTACGAGTCCAACCACATCCCATGGTCCCGTACACAGTCCATTGTTTCCCGTCTGGCGCCGACGTTGACCGTCTCGTTTTATAGAGAACCGTGAGAGCAACGAGAATGAGAATGAGAGCGATGATTCTTGAGCGTCGCATAGTTTTATAGTATACCCTCACATATTTTTTATAAACTTACACATTTGGTCTTTGGTTAATCTTGGATCCAACTTGAACAACTTCACAAGTTCATCTTTTTTGTAGAGTCTACATTTACGTGTATCAATCTTGAGATCACCATTTGCGTTCACGAAAACCTTTGGTCCCGTGGGTTTTGGTTGAAGTCTCTTTTCAATTTCACGAACTTGATTCATGACCGATGGATCTCTACGACGAATTGGAGCTCTCTTGATTGGTTGTGTTTTCTTTTCCGCTTCTTTTTGGAGAACAGCTCTCGCCCGTCTGATTGCCGAAGATGTACCAACCTTTTTTGGTTCCTCCGCCTTTTTTACCGTCGCGGGCTTCTTTGGTATGAGCTTTGAAAGAAAGCCAGCCTTCTTTTCTTGAAGGAATGGGTGGTTCAATATATCATTGTACGTGGGAAGTCCCTCGTGTTTCATAACACGAAGACGCATACCCTTGATGACCTTAGTACGCACTCCAAGATAGTCTTTTGGAAATAAGTCTTGTACAAACTTTTTGACTGTATTATTTTTTGAATATTTTTGGATTATATTGAGGAAGTAGTGCGCATCATACATTGGGTGTGATTGTAGAGAAATACCAGCCATATTGGCAGATTTCTTGTCAATCTCTGGATTTTTAACACCCTCAATTGTCGCCAAACCAAAGTCAATTATTACTGGGGTATCATCCTTCAATATGAGAATGTTGTTCCAGTGAAGATCATGGTGTCTAAACTTTGGATACCTTTCGTGAATCTTCTTGAGATTTCCAATGACTTGTGAAATCACACGACGGTACGCTGGTATCGTTTGTCCAGATCCAATCCATTTTTCGAGCGTCACACCATTGATGTATTCAAAGTACAATATATCCCGATTATCACACGTCTTGAAATGATACATACGGGGAACACCCATACCTTTCAACTTTTGTGCGATTCGGTATTCCATTCGCGCACTGGGTTCATTCGTAAATTTTATGGCAACTTTCGTATTACATTTGTCATCTAAACAACCATAATATACCGCACCGTACATACCTTTACCAATTTGGTAAAGTCCTCCCTTTTGAATTTGACTTATTCTATTCAAGCGAGGTGCGTACAATTGAGACTTTGGGTCACACCCCTTGGCACCCCTCAATAATTTTTTGAGTTCTTCACCGACCGCATTCTTCTGGGCATCGGTCTTGGCGTTATTGGCAATATGGACGAGGTCCGAGAGTTTGGCCATACTTATTACATACTAAGAAAAGATTCATACAAATGCTGGAAACACTCGTATCAATCGTGGGATTGGGTAGGTATATTATTTATTCTTCATCGTCAACTTCGATGTCATCATCGACCTCTTCTTCCTCTGGGAAGTCAAGACCCTGGAACGCAAATGCGGGGAGCTTTGCAGACTGCTCAAGGAGACATTGTTGGAGGCGCATGGTCACACCAAACTTATTGTCAATGAACCAAATGGAACTCAAATCAACAATAGCCATAACCTTTTGACTCTTCTCAATCGTGTCGAGAGAGACTTGTTCCTTTTGCATAGAGTACGCTTCTGGGACAAAAGTGCCATCGGGCTTCGTGGCAATCTTGAGCTTCATCGTCGAAGGGTACTGTTCCTTACCTGGGCGAACCATAGGCTTGTAGAGCGCTTCACGAAGCACTGCGACATTGAACTCCTTCCCGAGCCACTCCTTGGAGTTCGCAGCTACCGTATTCACGATGATATCATCCAAAGCCTTCAACTTATCGTGAAGCTCCATAGCTTCAGCATTGTCCGGGTCAAAGGACAAGTCGAGGGAGTACGACGTGCGTCCAGTACCTTCATCGGTAAAGGCACTCAAGCCAAATGGAGAGCGCATGAATGGAAGTTGGATGTAGAGTTTTTTGTTGTCGCTACCGTTCAAGTAGACGGTCTTACCGCCATTCTTATTCTTACGGAGTTTTGAGAAGCCCACAGAGGAGGCAGAGAAGTCAGAGGATCGTTGGATAGCAAGCGACATTGTAGAGGGTATTATATATCTTCTTGGAGTCTCGACTTTAAGTCAGTTTTTTTGTGTGACTATTATAAAACTAATCATGGGTCTTTTTAAAGATTGTGGCTGTGGATGTAACGGACGAAAACAACAGGAGAAGTTCATCACTTCTCTCATTTCGGGTTTGACTTTTTTCATCATCGCAAACCCAGAGACATTCCGTCTCGTCAGGCGAGTTCTCGGTCCACGCATCGCGACTCCAACTGGATGCCCATCCACTGCGGGACTCATCGTGCACGCGACTGTCTTCACACTCGTGGTGTGGGCTATGATGAATGTGAAGAATGAAGCACCAACCCCCATACTTAAAGAATCAAAGGAAGATGCCGACGAACGGGTCGTGCGACCTTTGCGCATGATCGATGTTGTCCCAGGACCTGGTATGGAAGAGCCAGGGTTCGTTGATACGGGACTTCAACTCGGTTCACTTGATCTTAATGGCATGTAACTAGAATAAATGAAGTATCGGTTGTTTGTTCAATTCTAGAATATTTAAAATTTTTAATTCGATCGTATAAATTGTCCACATGTTTATCGGTAATTGTAAAACACTTCTCGATAATCATTTGTCCATCGTATTCCACAATCAGAGGTCCGGGTCTGCCAACAACTGATTGTAAAATGTGAATCATATACATTCTATATGGTTCCATTCTTTAAAAGTCTTCATCGAAGCCAATCTCCGTGGACTCGTCATCTAACTTCCCATAGTCACCAACCCGCTTCTCAAAGAAGTTGGTCTTCCCGTCCAAGCTAATATTCTCCATAAAATCGAAAGGATTCTTGGAGTTCCAGATTGGTGGCTGACCAATCTGTTTGAGAAGTCGGTCAGAGACATACTCAATATACTCGGACATCTTCTCGGAGTTCATACCGATGAGGTTACAGGGGAGGGCGTCCAAGATGAACCCCTTCTCAATCTCCACAGCCTCCCTCACAATAGAATGAATAGTTTGCGTTGACGGTTTGTTTCTCAACAACTTGAACAACTCCACCGCGAACTCTTGATGGAGTCCCTCGTCACGCGAGATGAGCTCATTGGAGAAGCAGAGACCTGGCATGAGACCCCGCTTCTTGAGCCAATAAATAGCGCAGAATGAGCCTGAGAAGAAGATACCCTCAACACACGCAAACGCGAAGAGGCGTTCAGCAAAGGAACGAGACTTTGTATCAAACCACTTCATGGCCCAATCCGCCTTCTTTTGAATACATGGTACAGTTTGGATAGCCTCGAAGAGTTGCTTCTTCTCAGTGCCATCCTTAATATACTTATCAATCAACTTGGAGTAGGTCTCCCCGTGGACCATCTCGTTGTGGCACTGATACGCATAGAATGAACGAGCCTCAGAGGACTGCACCTCATCAGCAAAATTGTTATT